TACCAACAATATACAAATTAAATTTATTTGTAATGGTTGCTGTAGTTTTCTTCTTTCTTCCAAGCTTGGTTAAGTGCTTGGCTACCTTTTCACCAGGGGGTAGTTTTAACTTAGCTTCTATTACTTCGTTAAATGATTCTTTAAACGTTAACATCTGTTGCTTCTTCCCCTTCTGTTTCTACAGCAGGCTCTTCGACTGCTGGAGTATCATTAGATGCTCCATACATTTTTGAAGCAACTTCTTGTTTATGACTATCTAACGCATCAAGTATTTTATCATGCATAATACTATTAAAAGTATTATTACTCTTTTGTGCGTCACCCTTTTTTATATTGTCAATTAAATTTCTAGTACTCATAATCTCTCTTTATCTTATTTATAAAATTGTTTATTTCCAGTATACTTTTTGTATACATTATGTATTATTTAAGACTCATTCCTATACCTGTTAGGTCAGGATTAATATCACCTGGCTTGACAGGATCATCCTTATTGTCTTTATTAATTTGTTTGATTTCATCATCAGTCAACTTAAGAATATTACGACGTACGTAATCTTTAGACCAGAATAAACCAATATATTCGTCCATCATTTGCATTGCTTCTAATCTTTCTTTAAGAATTTCAGTATCTTTAAGTTCTGCATAATAATTATCCCGTGCATATTCAAAAATTATAGATTCTTTTATATCATGCCAATCACTTGGTACAATAATCTTTTTAAGAATTAATTGTCTTTTGAGTGTTTCAGAAAATAATGTTGAGAATTTATTACGAACTCTATCAATAAATTTTTGGAATTTAAGTTCGTCACGTGTAATTTCTGATGAACGTCCTATAGAAAATGCATCTGCTTCAGTTAAACGTGACATTGGAATATTTAAAGAATGATATAACTTCTGTTGAAAGTATTGAATATCTTCAATCTCACCAAGGTTTTGTCCACCAGGAAGAGTAGATATTTCAGTACCTCTACCGCCTTCTCTACGAGGTAACCAAAAATCTTCCATAACATTTCTATGAACTTTTTCGTCTTTAAGATTACCCGTGGTTGGGTCATATACTATCTTATTACGATACCTATTCATTGTATTGTTTAAGTATTCTTCTGCTTTACCCTTAGGTAGATTACCAACGTCTATATAAAATATACGTCTTTCGGGAGCTCTTGAAATTCTATAAATGACAAGAGAGTCTTCCATCATACTTAATTGATTTAAAGGTTTAAGTGCTTTATTTAAATGACCTATAACCTTATTACGTTCTTCATTTAAAAGACCTGAATTAACTTGAATAATAGCATCTGGATTAATTCTTAAGCCTTCTTGATTATGTACTAATTGGTCATCTTGATATATGTAATACTCTGGACCTTCTTTAATAATTTCTGCACCAGTTTTTGGGTCTTTAACTCTTTCAACTTCTTTAACTTTACGAATCTTAATTGGGTCAACTTGTCTTAATTCTCTTATACCATTATTAGGTTTGCCTTCATCAATAATAACATGATAAAATAATCTACCATCTATATACCAACGTTTAAATAAATCGTATGCAGTACCTTTAAAATTAAGTATATTAAGAATATTTTTAAATTCTGCTTGAATTAAATCTTCTATACCATTTGAAGTTTTAAGTGTATCAAGATTTAATTTAACAATAACACCATGTTCTTCACAAATAGCTTCATTACATATGTCCTCAATCGCCATATCCACTTCCGGATATGAAGATATCTGACGATACTTCATTATTAAATCTTTATCATTTTGGAATTTATCTCCTTGTAGGTCCATGTACTGTCCAAAGTACCCACCTGTAGGAGAGATTTCAAACGCACCGTCCTCATTATCTGATGCGAATGATACTGGTTTTTTATTTTCTGAACCTTTTCTTTTAAAGCTCCAGCCAAATAATGTATTTTTTTCTTCTGCCATTTAAATAATCCTTTACACCCTTTCCTAAATATTATTTATAACACTTAGAAAAGAGTGCCCGAGGGCACTCCTTAAGTTATTATGATGATTTACGTTGTCTTATTAGATTCCCAATATTGTACTTGTAACTCAACAGTGAACTCTTCTATAGTATTTTCATCTGTATAAGCTAATTCAATAGCTCCTAAAGAAGTAGGGAATGTACCACGAATGTCATACTTTTTCTTGACTGTACCATCTTTGTCAAGTTGTTCAACAATCATATCAGCCATGTAAGAACTTGGTTGTGTTAAACCAGTATTCGTTTCATGTTGATTGATACCATTCATCCATTGTTCAAAGGAATTACGTACATTAAAGTCAGTATCGTTAATTACCGTAATGTTCCATGCTTCAAACGTTCTGTCACCAGCAATTTGCAACTGACGGCCCCTAAAAGGAACCATTATAGGTGCAATTGTACTTGCTGGCATTGAAGCCGCTTTACACATGTAAGATGCTAAAGATACATCCGCCGTAACATATGATGGGAAACCCATCGTTACTTTGAATAAATTAGGTCTAGCACCGCCGCCAACTAACTTGGCTTTCATATCATCTACGCCTAAAATAGCCATCTTTAATTACCTCCCGCAATTTCATTAAACTCAACACCAGTACGAGTTGCAATGAAGTTAAGTGTAATGTAGTTAATAGATCTTGCAGGTTTGACATAAATATCTGCAACAAACTTATTAGTATCTATAATGTTACCAGTGTTATTGGTTCCATCACAAACAACTTTAAAGTCTGTAATACCACGTCTTCCCTTCACATCTCTCAAGAAAGGTTCAACCATATTTCTAAATTGAGCCCTCGTAAATTCATCATTAAATTCAAATAATGATGCTTTAGATGCTGTACTAATCGCCTTCTCCAATACAATAAACAATCTACGAACGTTAATTCTATCGAACGCTGATGGTTTAGTTTGTAAAGTTTTATCACCAAATAGCACTGTTCCTGAGCCTGGGAATGTTACAATTGGGTTTACACCTGTCTTGTATAATTCATCCCTGTCAGCTTGATTAGGATTAAATGCTAATTTAGTAACATTTCGAACGTTACCACGAGTAAATCCAGCCGGTGAGAACCATGCATCAGCAACTAAATCAGCGTTAGCTGCTAGTCCTGCTGTGGAACCTGCCGCGCAAATCCAACGATATACATCATTGTATTTATCATACACATATAGAGAAGTTGAATCTGCAAAGCCATAAGACGTTGAAGTACAACCAGTTCTCCATGTAGCTACTGTTGTAGCTGGTGCTGCTGCGTTTGCTGTAGCTGCTCTCTCTGGAGAGACAAAACCTACTGCATCTTTTCTTGCTGCACATAGTGCAGTTATATAATTACTTAGTGTAATGTTATCAGCTGCACTCAATCCTGAGTTTGCTTGGAACACTAAGTTTACATCAATTGTTTCCGCATCGGCGAATTTAGCGTACATTAAAGTAGTTTCACCTACTGATAATACGTTATCATCTACACCACCAGATATGTTAGCAAAAAATACATTCACTTGTGTAAATGCATTACTTGCTGCTGCTTCACCAGCATCTGTTAATGCTGCTGCGTGGTTACCTATACGGATCCATTCAGAGTTTGTATTGATATGATCTTTATAATATAAAGATGTACCATCACTAGATTTTACATCACTAGCTTGACTTAAGTAACTAAATACTTCAAGTACTTCGCCAGCTGTGCCTGTTATAGCACCTGTAAAGTCTCTGACTACTATATGTATTTCATCATTTGAACCACCTACTGCTGCGGCTCCAGCTGAAGTGCCAGGAGCACCTTCAGTCCATGTTTTCCAACTAGCGCTACCTGCCCAAGATGTTGGGTTAGTCGCTACTTCCACTGTTAATGCATTACCCAATACACCAGGGTGACGGGCCATAACCCAATCAGCTGCTGCCGGTGATAATGTACTAAAGTGATCATCATTTTTTGCTAGAATACCAGTACCAGATAATGTTGCATTTCTGGCAGAGCTTCCAACTGCTCTGACAACTTTTAACGCGCTGCCATAACTTAAAAATTGGGCCGCCGTCAGAACACTTTCAAATGTTTCTGCACTTGGCTTCCCAAACTTATCAACTAATTCCGTTTCGCTACTCACAGTAACTACTTCCTCAGCAGGACCCCACTGGAATGCACCAGCCATAGCTCCTATTGTTGACGACGTAGACGGAACGACATTAGTCAAATCGATTTCTTTTACCTGTACCCCAGGTGAGACTAGAAATGCCATTTATTTACCCCTTGTCATGTTGTTATAAGATTTTCATAATACGGATTATTCTCAATATACTTATTTATAAAATTCATCCTCTCCAGACTTGCCAGCCTTCTCCAAATGGATGTTCTGTTTCTCTTTGTGGCATATTACCTACTGGTATTACTTCATCTTGTAATTGTTTAACCTTTTCTTTATATAACATGTGTTTTAATTTAACATCTGTTGCTTCTCTAAAGAATGGTGTAGACGTAAACCATCCAAATAGAACTAAATTCATCATAAGGTCATCATGATTATTATGATCTGCCTCATATGAAGTACCTTTTGCAACAAATGTACTCATTTCTCTTATAGTATCTTCACAATTTATAGTTAATTTCTTTTGTTCCATTATATCTCTTATGTTTGAACAACCCATTCTTTTAACTTTTTTAGTCATAGTTACACCAATAGCATTAGCTCTAACCATACTCTCTACAAATACATTCTCATATTCTAAATCATAGTATAAACCATTAACTACAACCTGGCCAGCATCATTTGATTCAACTACTACATAACACATATTATAATGTGTGGCATATTTATAGAGTAAATCAGGAAATAATAATGGACTTATTGTATTATTTCTATAAACACATACTTGTTGGAATGGATTTGTACTCACATCTATAACATTAAATGTAGAATAATCTTGTCCTCGTCCTCTAGATGTATCAACAAACATTAAATAATTATGGTCTTCTTCAGGCTGATGAAATATTTTTACACCATTTTGTTCTTCAATAGGATATGTTGCTCTTAAAGCTAATAATGTTTCAGCAGATATTAATGTATTACCTGTACCATGAAATGAATTACCAAACTCTTGGTCAAATTGTAAAGGTGAAGTATTTTCAATAGTCATTCGTTTCCATTCTTCATCTCTTCCTGGTACATCCCACCAATCTACTCTATATGGTGTGAATTCATTTGTCTTTTGAATAGCTCCTTCATATAACTTATGGTACATATTACCTATACCATTTGCAGTAGACGTAATAATAACTTTAGATGTTTTACCACCTGAGATTACAGGATATGTTGAAGTATAAAATTCTGAAGCATTCTCAACAAATGCAAACTCATCAAGGTATACAAGATTAAGTGACATACCACGAATAGAGCTTGATGATGTAGCTGATGCTATAAGCCTTGAATTATTAGAGAATGATATTGATTTTTTATTGAGAGCTGTACAACCAGGCTGTAGAAAGAATGGAAGGTTCTCTAACATAAGAGTAATCCTACCAAGCATTTCTCTAGCAATAACTTCTTTATTTGCTAGAATACCTACAACTTGTTCACCCTTAAATATAACATACCATAAAAGATATGCTACAACAGCAATTGATTTACCACTTTGACGACAAGCAAGAACAATAGAAAATCTATTATCCTCAAATTGTTCAAACATTTTTTGTTGATATGGATATAAATTAAATGGTACTAATCCATCATCAAGATGAATTATTTTACAATATTCTTTTGCAAAATATACTGGATCGTCTAAACATTTTTTATATTCAACTAATTCCTCTTTAGTCCATGGTTGTTCAATATCTGCACCACGTACATTGGGATTACCCAAATACATGTTATTTTCTTTACTCATCTGTGAAATTTGTGTCCGGTTCTATTACTATTTCGTCACGTAACATTTTTTGTAACTCTGCAGTAGAACCTATAAACACATTATTGTGTGTTATTCCTTCGGTTTGTCTTAATGCACGTAAATCATCTTTATCAACATCTTTTTTTGTTTTATGAAGTTTAAGAATCTTTTCGCATATCTCAGCATTTTGTTTAATTAGCATTCCAAGAACTTCAAAAGCTCTAGGATGTTCTGACTCTCTAGCAAGTTCAAGCATTAATGAAATAGCCTCATCACCTTGTGAGGCTAAATCAAAAAATTGTTTTCTTACGTTTTCGTAATCAGCATCAGTCTTCTGTAGTGTGCTCATAATATGTGTTCCATAAATCTAATACTCCTGCTGCGGTTCTACTCTCTTCTTTATTACCACCTGTGTAAGGTATAGCAAGATTTTCATTAATCAAAACTTGATTGGCATCAACGATACCATCTTTTGTTGAGACTTGAATAGTCCCTAATATTCTTCCAAATTTACCCTTAGCTTGCATTTGAGTAACCAAAGTAAATTTACCATCTGCTTCTGCTAATAATTCTTCTAATCTATATTTAGCTGCTTTACCCCAAGATTTTTCAGCTAGATTTCTTGTTCTACTCTCAGGAGTATCTATACCCATTAAACGAATTCTTTCTTTAATAAATATTTTAAATCCTAAGTCTATTTCTGCATCAATAGTATCGCCATCAACGACTCTCATTAATTTTGCTTTATAATTATACATAGTTATACGTCCGTGTCAAAAAAGTTAATAGTTTCGGTGTACGGTTCTTTAAAACCACCTGCACCGTCCGATGTGGTAGTACCAACTACCTTTTGTGTCTCAAACTTATGAGTAGTAGGGTCAACAGCTTCTGAATAATCAACTTCCGTTTGAAGAATTTGTTTACTCTTACCAATGCCTCTATAATAACGAATACGAGTTGAGAAACTTAAAGTATATATAATAGCTCGCCTTGTTATTAAATCACCCTCATAATCATCATTAGTATCAACACTCTCCAATATAATTGGTGTGTCTGTTTTAATATTCATACTTGGAATATCATGAATTGTTACTGTATATTCTGGTTGAAACATTGGAAGTATTTGTTCTAATAATTGTAATGCTTCATCTTGTGTTTTGGCAAGAATATTTAATTCAAATCCAACTTTATATACAGCTGGAGATCCTAACGTATTTAATTGTAGTGTATCACCTGTTACAACCTTTTTATAATTTTTATGTTTAGATACTCTTGCATTAGCATCATATGCAAAAGAGCTTATCTCAAATGATATTCTTGGTAATTTAAGAGCTATATCAGGTCCTGATGTTTGTTCATTTAAACGAGCAAGAACTTTTTGTCTAGGTGCATATGAAAGAGGAACTTTAATTTTTTGCAGTATCTTTCCACTACCATCTTTTTTAACAACTTCTAAGTCATTAAACATAGAACCAAATACAGACACCATCCTACGAGTTGATTCGTG